GACATCCTCGACGTGCGTGACCGCATCCGCACCGGCTACTACGCCGACCTCTTCCTGATGCTGGCCAACGACACCCGCAGCGGTGTGACAGCCACCGAGGTGGCGCAGCGCCACGAGGAGAAGCTGCTGATGCTGGGCCCGGTGCTCGAGCGTCTGCACAACGAGCTGCTGTCGCCCATGATCGACATCACCTTCGACTACTGCGAGCGAGTCGGCACCCTGCCGCCCGCACCGCCTGAGCTGCAGGGCATGGAGATCAGCGTCGAGTTCATCTCGGTACTGGCCCAGGCCCAGCGCGCTGTGGCGGCCCAGGGCATGGACCGGCTGCTGGCCAACGTAGGCAGCATCGCCGCGGCCAAGGGCGGCGACATGGGCGTCTGGGACAAGATCGATGTCGACCAGGTCGTCGAAGATTATGCTGAAATGTTCGGGGTCAACCCCGAGATCATCATCCCAGACGACCAGGTGGCCAAGGTCAGGCAGCAGCGCGCTGACGCGCAGCAGGCCCAGCAGTCAGCGATGGCCGCCGCCGAGCTGCCCGCCGCCGCCAAGACCGCCAGCGAGATCGACACCCAGAACCTGGAAGACGTGATGCAGCGTCTGACCGGGTACAGCACCACAAACGAGGCAGCACTATGAGCCACCGTGTCGGCGACTACGTCCGCGCGCTGATCGACGACGTCACCGGCGAGATCGTCGGCTTCCGCACGCCGGCGGATGAGGACCAGTTGTTTGTCGATGCCGACGACCTTGCTGCCTCTACCGGCTCTACCCTTGTCGGGCACATTGCATCGGGTACGGGAGCGGTTGCCACCACCGTTCAAGCCGTAGAACGTGAAGTGGTTTCAATCACCGGCTATGCAGCGAACGGAGTTTCTGGTGTCGCGGTTGACCCTGCCGGATCTGTCAGCAGCGCGCTTGGCATTCAAGCAGCACTGAACGCGGGGGCAGGCTATGTGTACGCGCCGACCGGGACATTCCAAGTTCAATCTGCCGTCAGCATTCCGGCCGGCGTTCGCCTTGTTGGTGCGGGGCAACGTGCCACCACTTTCCGCCTGACTGCCTCGGGCTTTGACGGCTTCACGCTGTCTGGCGATAGCAGCGAGATAAGCGATTGCGCCATCTCGGCAGCATCTGCTCGGACAAGTGGGGCGCATGTAAAAGCGGCGGCATCAAAGCGTAGCCAAAAAGTCAATCGCTGCTTAGTTGTCAATGCGTATCGTGGTGTTGTGGTTGCAGATGGGTGTGTCATCACCAGCATTGTGGGCTGTGAGTTTCTGAACACGAAGCCGACCACGGGCGTGTGCATTGAAGTTCAGGGTGGCAATGACACGTTCATTACCCGGTGTGTTGGCGATGGCCCTGCGGGTTCGGGTAATGAGCCTGCAGCCGGCATCCGAATTACCAAGACAGGCGCAGTTTGGCTCACTGACATTGACTTCATCCGATGCGGTAACGGGCTTGAAGTGGTGCCCGATAACGGCGATGAATGCACATGGATATTTGGTGTAAATGCGGCGTTTGATTCGTCCGAAGTTGGTTCTGGCGTACACATCCGGCCCACGAACGGCGGCAAGGTCAAAGCGTTTCAGCAGATCGGCCTCTGGTGCGCGACGAACATTAACGGCGTCAACATCGACACCGACGCTGATGCCGCGTCATTGGTGGATGGGGTCTATCTGGAATCGCCCCGGTTGTTCAATAACCAGCAATACGGCCTGCTGCACAACGGGGGGACCAAGATCAAAAACGTCAGGCTGACAAACCCAGAAATCACAGGAAACAGCAGCAGTTCCATCGGCACATATCCTGGCCTGTTTTTCGGCCCGAATGCAGCATCGTTTTACGTTACTGGGGGTAAGTCTGGCGCACAGGCTGGGTTCGGTTCGTCGCATTCATATGGAGTTGTGATAGGTGCGGGTTGCTCTGATTACACCGTTCAGGGTCTTGCAGTAAATGGAAACGTGACAGGTGGGATCGCGAACAGCAGCGCTTCCGCAGCGCAAGGACGGATGAAGGACAACCCAGGGTCAAAGACTCGCTATTCAGGGGTTATCACCATACCAGCGGGCGCTACGTCACTCACATTTGCCCACGGCATGGCGTTCATACCAAACATGGTCAAAGTCACGCCTTATGTGACTTTCCTCGGCGGGACGGATTATTGGGTGGACACGCCAACGTCAACAAATCTCAAAGTCTTTCTGAGCGCGGCACTCGGCAGTGATGCCCTGTTCTATGTAGACGCGGAGTTTGTATGACCACCCCGCACCAACTCCGCCAGTGGCTTGCCGACAACCGCCACCGCCCCGAAGCCGAAGCCCGCCAGGCGGAGCTAGACCGCCTTGAGCGCGCTGCAGGCTTGATGCCGAACATCAAACGCGAAGGCCAAGCCCGCGTTGATGAACCGCAGTACAGCACCACGCGAGCCCTGCCACTGGCCCACAGCATTGCCTCTGTATTCGGGCGAAACATCCCCGAGGCTGTGCAGGTGTTTGAAGGCTACGAACAGACGCGCCTGCGCTGGATGAAGCCCGGCCCTGACGGCAAGTTGATCCCGCGATAACCCCGTGCGTTTGCTACAGCCGACATAACACACAATGCGCAACAAGCACCACCGAAACCCGACTGATCTGGCGGGCCTTGAGCACGATGAGCAGCGAGAGAACCTCGAGGCCAGCGAAGAGAGGAACCGGCAGATCTCGGACTTGAAGTGGTTGATGAAGGACCAGCGCGGTCGGCGAGTCATGCAGCGTCTGATGGACAAAGCAGGCATCTACCGGTCGAGCTTCACGGGTAACTCCGAGACCTTCTTCCGCGAGGGGGAGCGCAACGTGGGCCTGTTGTTTGTAGCAGAGATCACCGAGCACTGCCCCGAAGAATTTCTCTTGATGCTGAAGGAGCAACGACAGTGACCACCGAGACCCCGACACCCGCGGAGGGCGCCCCCAACACGCCAGCCCCCGCCGATGTCACGGCTACCGCCACGACTGCAGCACCGGCAACCGCGACCACCGCGGCGCCGGCCGCGGCGCCTGCTGCACCGGAGACCCCGGTCGAGTACGCGTTCGAGCTGCCCGAGGGGGTTGACCTGGACGAGAAGGGCGCCGAGGGCCTCACCGCCCTGGCGCGCGAGCACAAGCTGCCTCCCGAGGCCGCCCAGAAGCTCGTCGACATGTACGCCGAGCGCGTGCAGGCCCAAGCCAACGCGTTCACCGACATGGTCAAAGGTTGGGAGACCGAGGTCAAGAAGGACCCGGCCCTGGGCGGCGACAAGCTCGCCGAGACCATCACTGTCGCCAAGACCGCGATCGACAAGTACGGCAGCCCCGCGCTGCTGGCCCTGCTCGACAGCAGCAAGATGGGCAGCCACCCGGAGGTGATCAAGTTCCTCCACAAGGTCGGCTCGACCCTCAAGGAAGACACGGTCGTGACCGGCAAGCCGCCGGTGGCGCCCGCGAAATCGTTCTACGACAACAGCAACATGGCTCCCTGAGCCGCTGAAAGGACTGAAACATGGCTGCTCTGAGCACCACCCACCCGACGCTCCTGGACTTCAAGGCGCGCCTGGACCCGGACGACAAAGTCGCCCGCGTGATCGAGATCTTGAACCAGCAGAACGAGATCCTGGACGACATGGTCTGGGTCGAGGGCAACGAGCTGACAGGTCACCAGACCTCGATCCGCACCGGCATCCCTGAGCCGACCTTCCGCAAGCTGTATGGCGGCGTCCAGCCGACCAAGAGCACCAGCGCGAAGATCCGCGAGGGCACCGGCATGCTGGAAGCCTACGCCGAGGTCGACAAGGCCCTGGCCGACCTGAACGGCAACAGCGCCGCCTGGCGCATGTCCGAAGAGCTGCCGCACATCGAGGGCTTCGCGCAGAAGGTCGCCCGCTACGTGATCTACGGCAACGAGGCGAGCGAGCCCGAAGGCTTCACCGGCCTGGCCCCGCGCTTCAACGACCAGTCGGCCGCCAACGGCGAGAACATCCTGACCGATTCCGCCACGCCTGACGGCACCGACAACACCTCCATCTGGCTGGTGGGTTGGGGCCCGAACACCGTGCACGGCATATACCCGAAGGGCAGCCAGGCCGGCATCCAGATCGCCGACAAGGGCCAGGTCACCATCGAGAACGTGGACTCCAACGGCGGCCGCATGGAAGCCTACCGGACCCACTACCGCTGGGACTGCGGCCTGTGCGTGCGCGACTGGCGCTACGTGGTGCGCATCAACTTCGACTACGAGAACCTGGTCAAGGACGCTGCCACCGGCCCCGATCTGACCGACCTCATGGCGCAGGCGATGGAGTTGATCCCCAACAAGAACGGCGTGCGTCTGGCCTTCTACGGCAACCGCGGCACCAAGTCGTGGCTGCGCCGGCAGATGACCAACAAGACCAAGCAGTCGACCCTGTCGATGGAGAACATGGCCGGCCGCCATGTGATGACCTTCGACGGCGTGCCGTTCCGCCGCGTCGACCAGATCCTCTACACCGAGGCCGGCATCTAAGCCGCGGCCCCAGCAACGAACACGCAAGGAGATCAGAAATGATTTTAGACGAGAGAACCGAGTTTTGCGACGCCACGGCGTTGAACACCGGCGCGGCCGGTTCCTACCTGCTGGGCGACCAGATCGATTCGGGCGCGGTTGCCCGCGACTTGGGCGAGTCGACCGACCAGCTGTACCTGGTGTTGCAGGTGGAAACCACTGCAACCTCGGGTGGCAGTGCCACGGCGGCCTTCCATCTGGCCAGCGACAGCACGGCCAGCGTGGCGACCGACGGAAGCGCGACCTACCACTTCAGCACCTCGGCCATCCCGGTGGCCACGCTGGTGGCGGGCTACGTGATCGCCATCGTCGCGCTGCCCCGCGGCAAGCTGTACGAGCGCTACCTCGGCATCCTGCAGACGACCGCTGTGGCGGCCTTCACCGCAGGCAAGATCAACGCGTTCCTGACGCCTGATCCGAGCAACTGGCGCCACTACGCCGACGCAGCGAACTGATCGGACCTGAGCGATGGCGTACATCACCACCCGTGACACGTTCGACCATCGCGGTCTCTTCGTCCGAAAGGGGGAGGAGATCACCTTCCGCGAGGGGGCGAAGATCCCCAAGTGGGTGGTGAGCCGCGACAAGTTCAAGCCGTCCGACATTCCTGTCGAGCCGAAGATGGGCGACACGAAACCGAAGGCGGCGCAGGAGGCGGTCAAGAAGAAGGCCGCCGACTTGAACAACCTGGCCTGACCCAGGCCCGCTGAACCCGAAGGGCCGCCACGAGCGGCCCTTTTCACAGGAGCATCGCCTTGGCCTCAGTCGCCGATATTTGCAATGTGGCCTTGTCGGCCGTCGGCGCCGACGCGGTCGTGACCTCGATCAGCCCCCCTGACGGCAGCGTCGAGGCGGGGCATTGCACCAGGTTCTACCCGCTCGCGCGCAAGCTGATGATCGAGACCGGGCCATGCGTGTTCGCGCTGAAGCGCGCGGAGCTGGCCGAGGTCGACAACGCCAGCGAGGTGTGGAGCTACGCCTACGCCCTGCCGGCCGACTGCATCAAGCCGCTGCGCGTCCTGCGCGCGCTCGACTTCCCCTACACCAACGCCTCGATCTACGAGATCGACAAGGTGCTCACCAGCTTCGAGCCGAACGAGCAGGGCGGGGCCGAGTACCAGATCGAGGGCCAGGTGCTCTACACGCACGAGCCCGAGGCCGTGCTGATCTACCGGCGCGACGTCACCGACACCACCAAGTTCACGCCCACCACCGTACTGGCGCTGGGCACGCTGTTGGGCTCGTTCCTGGCCGGCCCCATCGTCAAGGGCATGGACGGGGTCCGCCTGGCCCAGGCGCTGCGCAACCAGGCCACCGAGCTCATGGCCCAGGCCGGGGTCCTCGACGCCAACAGCAGCACCGAGCGGCATGAGCCGATGCCTTCGTCGATCAGGGCCCGCCAATGACCGATGCCTTGAAGGAATACCAGCGGCAATACCGGCTGAGGAACAAGCAGGTATTGAACGAGAAGGCGCGAGCCCGATGGGCCGCTCGCTCTGAGGAAGACCGCGAAGCGGAGCGGGTACGCTCGCGCCAGCGGCACTACGATCAGGGCGAAAAGGCAAGCGAAAGGGGAAAGGGCTACTACCAGAGAAACCGCGAAAAGGTTCTTGCGAGGCAGTCCGCCCACCAGATGCAAAACCGCGAGCGGGCCACCGCCCGGGTCGCGGAATGGCGCCGCGCCAACCCAGAGAAGGTAAGGTCCGCTAAGGCGGCGCACTACTCCCGCATGAAGCGCATCCCCCCTTGGGCAGACGTGCAGCTCATCGAAGACATCTACCTGTACGCGAAGACAATGCGGGCCTGTGGGGTTGACGTTCACGTCGACCACATCGTGCCGTTGAGAGGGAAGCTCGTTTCAGGCCTTCACACGCACGACAATCTGCAGGTGATTCCCGCCAAGGAAAACATGCGCAAGAACGCCAAACTGCTGGAGCACCTGCTGTGAAGATTCTGCTGCGCTCCTTTGCCGCCGGCGAGATAACGCCCGAGCTTTACGGTCGCGTCGACCTGACCAAGAACCAGACAGGCCTCGCCCTGTGCCAGAACTTCGAGGTGCGCCCCCACGGCCCGGCCACGCGGCGCCCCGGGTATGAGCATGTCGTCGAGGTCAAGACCACGGGCGCCCGGCTGATCCCGTTTGCGTTCAGCGCTGACCAGACCGTGGTGCTCGAGTTCGGCAACGCCTACCTGCGGTTCCACATCGCCGGCGACACGCTGCTCGAGGCCGGCAAGGCGATCGTCAGCATCGCTGCCGACCTGGTCACCGTCACCGGCCACGGCTACGCCGTCGGCAAGTGGGTCTTCATCGGCGGCCGCTTCTACAAGGTAGCCACCACGCCGAGCGCTAACACCTTCACCGTCGACAACCTGGACGGCACGAACGGCGCGCCGACGGGCGCCACCGCGGCCCAGGTCTACGAGATTGCCACCGGCTACGCCACGGCCAACCTGTTCAAGCTGCACTACGCCCAGGACAGTGACGTCCTGACCGTGACGTCCACCCTCTACCCCGCGCGCGACCTCGCCCGGGGCGGGGCCACCAGCTGGACGATCACCGACATCGACTTCGCGCCCAGCGCGGCGGTGCCCACCGGTGTTGGTGTTGTGGCCACCGTGCCGACGGCCACCAACCTGTCGCCGCAGAAGTACGTCGTCACGGCCATCGCCGCCGACCAGGTTACCGAGTCGCTGGCCAGCAGCATCGCCACGGCCAGCAACAACCTGTCGATCGCAGGCAACTACAACACCCTGAGCTGGTCGGCCGTGGCGGGCGCCACGCGCTACAACGTCTACAAGCAGCGCGGCGGCAGCTTCGGCTACATCGGCCAGACCGTCAGCCTGAGCATCGTCGATGACAACGTGCTGGCCGACCTGACCAAGTCGCCGCCCGAGGACATCTTCGAGCTCAACACCGGCGCAGGCGACTACCCGGCGGCAGTCACCTACTACGAGCAGCGCCGCTGGTTCGCGGGCACGGCCGACGAGCCCCAGACCATCTGGGCCACACGCAACGGCACCCAGAGCAACCTGACCTCGAGCCTGCCCAGCCAGGACGACGACGGCCTGGAGTTTCGCATCGCGGCCCAGCAGCAGAACGCCATCCGGCACCTGCTGCCACTGACTGACATGATCGCGCTGACGGCCGGCGGGGAGTTCCGCGTGTTCAGCGACAACGCGCCCAGCATCACGCCGACCAGCCTGTCGATCAAGCCCCAGGGCTTCAGCGGCGCCAGCGACGTGCAGCCGGTGCTCACCAGTGGGTCGATTCTCTACGTCCAGGCCCAGGGCTCGCGCGTGCGTGAGTTCGCCTCAGACGGCCAGTCGGCCACGGCCAGCTTCAAGTCGGTCGACGTGTCGATCCTGGCGCCGCACCTCTTCGACGGCTACACCATCATCGACATGGCCTACAGCCGGGCGCCTGACCAGACCCTCTGGGCGGTGCGCAGCGACGGCGTGTTGCTGGGCCTGAGCTACGTCCCAGACCAGCAGGTGTACGGCTGGCACCAGCACACCACCGACGGCCTGTTCAAGTCGGTGTGCACCGTGGCCGAGGGCAGCGAAGACGTGCTCTACGCCGTGATCGAGCGCACGATCAACGGGCGCACGATGCAGCTCATCGAGCGGCGCCGCAGCCGGCTCTGGGTCGACGCCGAGGACGCGTTCTACGTCGACAGCGGCATGACCTACGACGGCGTGCCCACCAGCAGCATCACGGGCTTGTGGCACCTGGAGGGCGAGACCGTCAGCATCCTGGCCGACGCCGCGGTGCACCCGACCCGCGTCGTCACCAACGGCGCGGTCACGCTGGACGCCAGCTACAGCGTGGTGCACATCGGCCTGCCGTACAGCAGCCGGCTGCGCACGCTGCCGCTGTCGATGGAGGCCGCGGCCGCGGGGCAGGGCACCCGCAAGAACGTGAACGAGGTGCACATCCGCGTGGCCCAGTCCAGCCTGGTGAAGGCCGGGTCGACTTTCGACAAGCTGACCAGCTTCCCGGCCCGCGCCGTGTCGGACGACTACGGGCAGCCGCCCGCGCTGCGCACCGGCGAGCTGTCGTTCAAGATCACACCGACCTGGTCGCAGGACGGCGCGGTCTGCGTCGAGCAGGATCAGCCCTTGCCGCTCACCGTGCTGTCGATGACGCTCGATGTCACGACCGGGGGTTGAGAAAATGGCGCCTCATAGGGGATTCGAACCCCTGTACCCGCCGTGAAAGGGCGGTGTCCTAGACCACTAGACGAATGAGACAGTTGACGAGGGTTGCCGTACTGGCCAGATACAAACGCATTGTCTGTTCCAAGAGGTTCTGGTTATCAACCCCCGTCAGACATAAATGTAGCACATGCTTGAATTTCGTCAACCACTTTCTGCAGATATCGACGAGCTGGCCAGCAACATGCGACAGGCAGACGTGGCGGAGTGCCATGCCGCCGGTGTCGTCGATCTGCGCGAGTGCATCGCCGACGGGGTCCAGCACAGCGACCTCTGCTGGGCCGCGCTGGTCGACGGCCAGGTGGCGGCCATCTTCGGCACGCGCCCGATCGGCAGCCTGCTCAACCCGACCGCGGCGGTGTGGCTGCTGGGCACCCCCGTGCTCACCGCCAACCGACGTGCGTTTGCTCGCCACAGCCCGCGCTACATTTGGCAGATGCGGCAGGCCCACTCCCACCTGATGAACTTCGTGCACACCGAGAACGTGCCGGCAGTGCGCTTCCTGCGGCACCACGGCTTCACCATCCACGACCCGGTGCCGCTGAGCACGGGCGCGCTGTTCCATCCGTTCGAGATCGGGGGCACCCAAAATTTGTGAACCCGCCACCCTCACAGCAGTCGGCACCTGGGCCGCGGCGAACGCTGGCACGATCGCGGCCGTCGGCGCCACCGCCGCCACCGCCGGTGCCGGCCTGACCGCCTACAGCGCCTACCAGCAGAACAGTGTGGCCAAGGCCGTGGCGAGCAACAACGCCGCGATGGCCGAGATCTCGGCGCAGGACTCACTGCGCCGTGGCGAGAAGGACGTGCAGGAGACCCAGCGCCGCGCCGCGATGCTGAAGGGCGCGCAGCGCTCGAACATGGCCGCCAAGGGCCTGGACCTGGGCACCGGCACGGCCGCGCAGCTGCAGGACCAGACAGACTTCTTCGCCGCCGCCGACGTCGCCATGCAGCGCACGAACGCGCTCAAGGACGCCCAAGGCTTCCGCAGCCAGGGCGCCAACTACCGGGCCGAGGCATCCGGCTACAGCCCGGCCCTGTCGGCCACGGCGAGCCTGCTCAACAGCGCAGGCCCGGTGGCTGACCGCTGGATGAAGTACGGCGGGAGGGGCTGATGCCACGCGTCCCAACCTATGACGGGCCCCAGGTCCGCGACGCCGCCAGCCAGCCGGTCTACCAGAACGCCAGCCAGTTCACTGCCGGCGCGTGGGGTGTCGGCCAGCTCGGCCAGGCCCTGACAAACACCGGCGAGGCGTTCGACCAGATCGCCACGCGCGAGGCGCAGCGCCAGGCCTACGACGTCGAGTCGAAGATCCGCGCCGACTATCTGACCTTCGAGCAGAACGCGCGCAAGACCCGACAGGGCGCCAACGCCAAGGGTCTGACCGACGAGGTCGACCAGTGGTGGGGCAAGGCCGCCGAAACCTACGGCAAGGACCTACCGCCAATGGCGCGCCAGCTGGCCAGCAAGTCCTTGGCCAACGCCAAGCTGCAGGCCCTGGCCGGTGCCGGCAGCTTTGAGAACCAGCAGCTCGACCGGGCCTTGGACGAGTCGTGGGCGGCGGCCAAGCTGACCTCCATCAGCACCACCTCGGCCAACCCACAGCCCGCAGCCATCGAGGCCACGGTGCAGGAGCTGCGCCAGCGCAACGCCGAGCAGGCAGCGCGCCGCGGGTGGACGCCCGAGACCCTGGCAGCCGAGCAGCTCAAGGACACTAGCACCCTGCACAGCAACGTGCTGCAGGGCCTGATGCAGTCCGACCCCGAGGCTGCCCGCGCCTACTTCACCCGCTACGGCAGCGAGATCGACGGCAAGGTGCACGCCGAGATCACCCGGCGCATCGACATGGCCGGCAAGGCCGACATGGCGCTAAAGATCGGGGCCGAGCTCGCGGGGCAGTACAGCTACACCAACAGCGCCGAGGCCCTGGCCGCCATCGACAAGCTGAACCAGCCGGCCGAGGTCAAGCAGGCGATCCGCGCCGACGTGCTGCAACGGCACAGCGTGCAGCTGGCCGACGCACAGCAGCGCAACGCCAAGGCCACCAAGGAGGTCATGGCGGCCTACGCCGGCGGGGCAACCCTGGCCCAGCTGCAGAAGATGCCGCAGTTCGCTGACCTCCAGGACGGGGGCGCGGCGATCCTGCAGCACATCGAGACCCGGGCAGCGACGCAGGAGAGCCGACTGGCCGCCCGCGAGAGCCGGGCCGCTGCCGCCGAGAGCCGCGCCGAGTCGCGCATCCTGCGCAGCGAGCGCGCGCAGGAGCGGGCCACGATGGGCGCCTACATGCGTTACAGCGACCCGGACGTGCTGCAGTCGATGACCCGCCCGCAGATCGAGGCCATGCTGCCGGCGCTGGGCGCCGACAACACGAACCGGCTGCTGGCCAAGAAGGACAGCTTCACCAAGTCGCCCGAGAAGCTCATCGAGGCCCGCATCGACAAGCAGGACTTCGACCACGTCGCCAGCCAGATGGGCCTGAAGCCGTTCGACGCCAAGACGCCGGCGGCGAAGGAGCGCGTGGGCGAGCTGCAGTACCGGGTCGAGACCCTGATCGACCGGGCCCAGAGCGCCAAGAAGGGCCCCCTCACCCGCGAAGAGAAGGTCGAGCTGATGCGCGGCGAGCTTGCGCGCACGGTCACCACCGACGCCGGCTGGTTCTCCTCTGAGAAGCAGACCCCCGTGATCGCGTTGACGCCGGCCCAGATCAAAGAGGTTGTGGTGCCGGCGACCGACCGTGCGCAGATCGAGCAAGCGCTGAAGGCCCGCGGCATGGCCATCGACGACATGGCCATCCGCCGTCTGTATCTTTCCAAGCAGTCACGCGCTGCAGAACTGATCCCCAATGGCAAGTAACCCCTACGACCTCCTGCTCGATGGTGAACAGCAGCGCCAGCGCGCGATGCTGGCGGGGTCGCTTTCGACTGCGGTCGACATCAACCCGGACGCGTTCAGCGCGCAGCGCCGGGTGGCCAAATACCTGGGCTACCCGACGGCCGCCGTCGAGGCGCTGCCAAAGGAGACCAAGACCCAGGCCGCGGTGAAGCAAGTGACCGACGCCACGGCCAACAGCCCGGCGTTGCAGAACAAATACCTCGAGCCCGACTTCGCGCGCCTGGCGCATGACGACGCGCCGAAGCTGACCGAGATCGAGCAGGCCGTGCGTCAGTACGGCGAGCTGAAGGCCTGGAAGGGCCCCGAGCCCACCACCGGCTCTGTGCTCACCGGCCTGGCCCAGTCTCTGCCCCAGGGCCTGCGCGCGATGCGTGAGGGCCTGCGCCAGCAGATGGGCGACCTGTTCGACACGCTGGGCATCCTGCCCCGCACCGAGCAGGAGAAGGCCGAGCAGCTGCGGCGCGCCGCCCAGGCCCAGGGCGCCAGCGCCTACACCACGCCCGAGTTCGAGAGCAGCACCGCCGGCGCCGTCTACGGCGGCCTGACCAGCGTGTTGCGCCAGGCGCCCGGCATCGCCTTGTCTGTGGCCACCGGCAACCCCGTGCCGGCTCTGGCCAGCATCGGCGTGCAGACCCAGGCCGAGGCCTACGGCAAGTACCGCGTGCGCGGCGCCACACCAGGCATGGCTGCAGTGGGCGGCCTGGCCGAGGGCGCCGTCGAGGTGGGCACCGAGCTGCTGCCGATGGGCTTCCTCGTCAACAAGCTGGGCAAGACCGGGATGACCGAGTTCTTCACCGGCATGCTGGCGCGCGAGCTGCCAACCGAGCAGGTGGCCACGCTGTTGCAGGATGCCATCGACACGGCAATCGCCAATCCCGACAAGACCTGGCAGCAGTACCTGAACGAGCGCCCCGAGGCGGCCTACCAGACCTTGGTGGCCACCATCACGCAGTCGGCCGTCATGGCCGGCGCTGGCGCCGCGGCGCGCCGTGCAATGCGCGACACCAACCGGGTGAACGACGCCGAGGGCGACGCCCAACGGCTGACCGAGCTCTTCGCCAAGGCCGGCGAGTCGAAGCTGCGCGAGCGCGACCCGTCGACCTTCGCCGAGCTGGTGCAGGGCGTGGCCGATCAGACCGACGGTGCACCGAAGTCGGTGTTCATCGACGCCGCCACCCTGGCCGAGGCGCTGAAGTCGCCCGAGGCGGCCGAGGTCTTCAACCAGATGCCGCAGGCGGTGCAGGACCAACTGCCCGAGGCGCTGGCCGGCGGCGGCACGGTCGAGCTGCCCATCGGCGATCTGGTGGCGCACGCCAGCGGCACGCCCCTGGAGAAGGTGCTGCTGCAGAACCTGCGCACGGCGCCGGATTCGCTGTCGCAGCTGGAAGCCCAAGAGGCTGCCGGCCAGGCCGAGAGCTACCTCCAGGCCGAGGCCACGCGCGTGATCGAGGAGGCAACCAACGCCGACGCGATGCGCACCAGCTCCGAGGTCGTCAAGGCCAACGTGCTGGGCCAGCTCAACAAGACGATGAGGTTCCGGCCCGAGGTCAACGAGAGCTACGCCAGCCTGGCCGGCGCGTTCTATACCACGATGGCCGGCCGCCTGGGCATCACGCCCGAGGAGATGTTCGCCAAGTACCCGCTGCGCATCACGGCAGAGCAGCCGGGCGGCGGGGTCCTGAACGACAGCGGCCTGCGCCCCGGCGAGATGAACGTCGAGGGCTACCACTTCAGTATGGCCGACCGGCCGACGCTGTCGACTGGCTACTTCGGCACCGGGCTCAAGGGCAGCGCGCGCGAGGACATCCAGAACGCCAAGGTCGAGGACACGGTCTTCGCCGAGCAGAAGACCGGGCTGATGCCCGAGTGGACTTGGACCGAGGGTGTGGTGCCTGACGAGGGCGCACCGGCTGCTGATCTGGCGCAAGGCGAACACGCACCCCGCGCCACCTTCAGCCCCAGCCAGCTGGAGATCACGCTGCTGGAGAACGCTGACCTGTCGTCCTTCCTGCACGAGATGGGCCACTTCTTCCTCGAGGTGCAGGCCGACCTGGCCAGCCAGCCTGACGCGCCCCAGCAGATCAAGGACGACCTGGCCGCCACGCTGAAGTGGTTCGGCGTGAAGGCCGACAAGAAGACCGGTCAGACGCCGGAGCAGGTGTGGGCCGGCCTGGACCTGGAGGGCAAACGCGCCTACCACGAGCGCTGGGCCGAGTCGTTCGAGCAGTACCTGTTCGAGGGCAAGGCACCGAGCGTCGAGATGCGCGGCGTGTTCCAGCGCTTCCGGCAGTTCATGATCAGCGCCTACAAGTCGCTGAAGGCCTTCATGCAGGGCCGCAACCTGCGCCTCTCTGACGAGGTGCGTGGCGTGTTCGACCGGCTGATCGCCACCGACGAGCAGATCGCCGAGGCCCAGAGCCTGGCCAACTTCGAGGCGGTGTTCAAGTCGGCGAAGGAAGCCGGCATGACGCCCGAGGAGTGGGCCGCCTACCAGGAACAGAACGCGGCCGCCACCACCGACGCCACCGAGGACTTGCAGAAGAAGTCGCTCGCCGGCATGAAATGGGCCGCGGCCGCACGGGGCAAGGCCCTGCGCGCAGCCCAGGCTGACGTCAAGGAAAAGCGCGACGCGATGCGGGCCGAGGTGAAGGCCGAGGTCGAGGCCTTGCCGGTGGAGCAGGCCCGGGCATACATCAAGGACCTGCGCACCAGCACGCCCGAGCAGCGCGATGCCCTGAAGGACTGGGGCGACCGGCGCGAGGCGGCGCAGGAGCGTGCGCGCGAGGAGGTCAAGGCGGCCTTCATGGCCACGCCCGAAGCCCAGGCCGTCAAGGGCATCAAGAAGGGCCAGCTGCTGGCCAAGAACAAGAAGGCGCTCGACAACCAGGCGGAGGCCAAGGTCATCGCCTGGGAGCAGGAGAACCCGCGCCCGACGCCGGTGCTGCCTGAGCCGCAGATGGACACGATCGCAGAGCAGTTCGGCTTCACCTCCGGGGATGAGCTCGCCCGCACGCTGGCCGAGCAACCGCCGGCTGCGCAGTTCATCGACGCACTGACCGAGCAGCGCCTGCTGGAGACCTACGGCGAGGTGGTCACTGCCGACGGCATGGCCCGGGCTGCCAACGAAGCGGTGCACAACGAGGCCCGACGCCGGTTTGTGGCCACCGAGCTGGCCGCCATGCAGCGCGCCATGTCCGCCACGGCGCCCACCGGCAAGACCACGGCAAAGGGCCGGCCCCTGTCGGTCAACGTGATCGTGCAGGCGGCCAAGTCGTTTGCCGAGACCGTGGTGAACCGGCGCAAGATCCTCGACCTGAAGCCGGCGCAGCACGCCGCGGCGGCCACACGCGCCGCTGCCAAGGCGCTGAAGCTGCAGGCCGAAGGCAAGACTGCCGACGCCATCGCGGCCAAGCGCGATCAGCTCCTGAGCGAGTACACCGCGCGCTACACCGCCCAGGCTGCGGCCGAGGTGAAGCGCTCGATCGAGTACCTCAAGAAGTTCGACAAGGCCAGCGTGCGCGAGAAGCTGCCGGCCGACTACCTCGACCAGATCGACCAGATGCTGGAGCGCTTCGATCTGCGCACCAGCACCACGGCGCGCGAGATTGACCGGCGCGCCAGCCTGGCGTCGTGGGTGGCCAAGCAGCAGGAGATGGGCCTGGACCCGGTGGTGCCGCAGGACCTGCTGGACAACGCCAGGCTGACCTCCTACAAGGAGATGACGGTCGAGGAGTTCCGCGGCCTGGTGGACGGGGTGAAGTCGGTCGAGCACCTGGCCCGGCTGAAGAGCAAGCTGCTGGCCGCCAAGGACAAGCGCGAGTTCGACGCCATCGTGGCCGAGGCGGTCGACTCGATCCGCGAGCACGGCGGCAAGCCGCGCCCGGTGCAGCTCGAGCCCGACGGCAGGATCAAGAAGTTCTTCAAGGGCGCCTGGGCCGACCACCGCAAGTTCAACAGCCTGATCCGGCAGATGGACGGGGGCCAGGACAACGGGCCGATGTACCGCATCCTGGTCCGCTCGATGAACGACGCCGGCGCCTCAGAGGCCACGCGCCTGGAGCAGGCCACCGAGGCACTGGCCAAGATCTACGCCCCCATAGAGAAGCTGCCCGGCGGCTTCAGCGGGGCCAAGGTCTTCATCCCCGAGATCCGCAATAGTTTGTCGCGCGCCGGCCGGCTGTCGATCGCACTGAACTGGGGTAACCCGCAGAACCGTCAGCGCGTGATGGACGGCGACGGCTGGACCGAGGCCCAGGTGAACGCCATCCTGGCCACGCTGACGCCGGTCGAGCTCAAGTTCGTGAACGACGTCTGGGCCCACATCGACACCTACTGGGCCGACATCAAGGCCAAGCAGGAGCGCGTCACCGGCGTGGCCGAGGACAAGGTCGAGGCGGTCCCGTTCGAGCTGAACGGCGTGCAGATGCGCGGGGGCTACTACCCGATCAAGTACGACACCGAGCGCTCGATCAAGGCCGAGAAGCAGGAGGCGCTGGAGACCGCCAAGCAGATCATGCAGGGCATGGTTGCCAGGCCCACCACCCGGCGCGGCCACACCAAGGCCCGGGTCGAGGAGGTGAAGGGTCGGCCGGTGCGCAAGGATCTGTCGGTCATCACCCAGCACGTCAACCAGGTGGTGCACGACCTGGCCTGGCATGAGTGGTTCATCGATGCCAACCGCATCCTGAACGACCCGCGCGTGGCCGTGGCCATCCGCGAGTACCACGGCAACGAGACCGCGCGCACGCTCAAGGAGACCGCCGACGCGATCGCCGTGGGGGATGCCGTGCACCAGGGCCAGATCGACCGCCTGCTGCTGCTGATGCGCTCCAACGTGAGCCGCTCGATCATGGGCGCCAGCCTGACCACCGCGCTGATGCAGCCCTTCGGCCTGACACAGTCGATGGCCCGGGTCGGCGTCGTGCCGGTGTTGAAGGGCGCCGCGCGCTGGGCCGGCGACTCTGTGCGCATGGAGTCGACGGTCGGCTGGATCAACGAGAAGTCGGAGTTCATGCGGCTGCGCTCGAAGACCTTCAACCGCGAGCTGCGCGAGATCTCGCAGCGCGTGCAGGGCAAGTCGAAGATCGCCCAGGTCTACGACACCAGCCTCTTCATGCTGATGCAGAAGCTGCAGCTGGTGGCCGACGTCCCGACCTGGGTGGGCGCCTACGAGAAGGCCCTGGCCGGCGGCGTGGACGAGAGCGCCGCGGTGAGCCTGGCCGACGAGGCAGTGCTGGGCAGCCAGGGCGGGGGCACGACCAAGGACCTCTCTGCGGTCCAGCGCAACATGCCGTTCCTGACCCAGTTCTACAGCTACTTCAACACCACGCTGAACCTGGTGGCGGAGAAGACCGCGACCACCGAGTTCAAGGACCCCAAGGCCGTGGCCGGCTGGATGGCCGACATGGCCCTGCTAACGGTGATCCCGGCAATCCTGCCGGCGCTGCTGACCTTCTTGCTGAAGGGCGGGGGCGAGGACGACGATGCCGAGAAGTGGGCCAAGCGCGTGCTCGAGTGGCAGGCCGGCTACCTGTTCGGCATGTTCGTCGGCCTGCGCGAGCTGCCCACGCTGTGGTCCCCGTTCGACTACGCCGGCCCGCCGGCGGGCAAGATCGTGGGCGACGGCAAGAAGGCGGTCTCGCAGGCAGGCCAGGGCGAGATCGATGAGCCGGCCGTGCTGGCCACGATCAACCTGCTGGGCACTGCCTTTGGCATACCGACCATCCAGGCCACCCGCAGCTACAAGGGCTGGAAGGCCTGGAGCGAGGGCGACGCACCGGCCACGGCCATCCTCTTTGGCCCCCCGCCGCGCGACTGACGTGCGTTTGCGCCAGCACAACCACAGGACAATTCAACCATGACGCTCCCATCGACACCACGGCGCGCCGGGCCGTTCAACGGCAACGGCTCGGCCACCTCTTTCGCGTTCACCTTCCGGGTGTTCGCTGAGGAAGACATTCGCGTGGTGCTCGCTGACACCGACGGCGTCGAGTCCGAGCTGGTGCTGGACAGCGACTACAGCGTGGCGTTGAACGGCGACCAAGAGGACAACCCGGGCGGGTCGGTCACCTACCCGATCAGCGGGTCTCCGCTCGCCACCGGCGAAGCGCTCACACTCGCCGGCGCGCTCGAATACGACCAGCCCGCAGACGTGCCCGACGGCGGCAACTTCAGCCCGACCGCGATCGAGAACGAGTTCGACCGCATCGTGATGCAGATCCAGCAGCTGGCCGAAGAGAACGAGCGCGGCATCCGCCTGGCGCTGAGCTCGGTCGGCGTGAGCACCGAGCTGCCCCTGCCCCAGGCCAACCAGGTCATCGCCTGGAACACCGCCGGGACTGCGCTGGTGAACCGCGACACCCCGCTGACGACCGATCTGGCCGACGCGGAGAACGTGAGCTACACCGCCCCCGCTACCGGCGCCGGGACGCGCGACGCCGAGGTCAAGCTGTTCGAGACCCGCGTCAGCGTGACCGACTTCGCGCCGGCCGGTGTCGACATCGGTGACAACGCCTACGACGCCTACACCGCCATCTCCACCGCCGATGCGGTGGTCCGGGCGTTGGGCGGCGGCACGGTGTTCTTCCCCCGCCCGACGGTCAAGTACAAGGTCACTCAGACCCTGACCAGCGCCGACGGCAACCGGTGGGAAGGGGAGGGCGCGCCGAACCGCTGGCGCTCCGCCCGCGCCCCAGTGGTAATCCGGTACACCGGCGGTTCGGCCGCGTTCAAGCTGGAGGCCGCTGCCAGCACCGGCATCGATTCGTTCCAGCTGGCCGGCATTCAGTTCGACGGCGTCAACAGTACCGCTGGCTGCCACGGGTTCCACCTGAAGGCCACCGCCAGCGGCGCCTACATCGAAGGCGTGCACGTCGACAACGCCGCGTTCATCAACTTCCCAGGCAACCAGATCCTGCACGACGGTGTGGTGTTCGACATCACCTACCGGAGGGTCACCGCGCAGAACCCGAACCGTGCGGCGCTGGACTGCGTGCGTATCACCAACACCGCGCTGGCTGACGGGCCTAGCCAGGTCACCTTTGACGACTGCTGGATCGCACCCTACACCGCCGGCAAGTGGTCGATCCTGGCTGAGATCTGCCAGGACCTGCGCCTGCTGGGCGGCACGCTGGCGCCGTATGTCGAAGGCACGGTCGGCGCCAACGGGGTCCAGTGCAATGGCGGCCTGACCATCTTGGGCACCCACATCGAGGGCACCGACCCGCTCAACACTGACGCCATCGGCGTCCAGTACAAGGGCTCCAACGGCGGCATGATCGCGCCGAGCGGGTGCAGCCTGTTTGGCCAGGGCGTGGTGATCGGTGACGGCACCAGCGCCGCGGCTCGCGGGGTGACTATCGGGGGTTCCATCGGCAACAACAACACCGCCGACATCGTGATCACTAACGGCGGCACGCGGGTCGGCGTGATCTTGGAAATTGGCTACGCCAACAGCACGCCGACCATTCTCGACAACCGCCGCGACATCGACGGCATCTACGAGTTCGTCAACCTGCGCGGCGGCCAAGTGTCAAACGCGGTCGTGCGCGCGGCCCCTGGGACTGGCACGGTGCCGGGGCTGTCCTTCGCCAGTGGCTCAACCCGGGGGTTCTACGACACCGGCAGCGGCGTCGGTATCGCCACCGGAGGCGGCCAGCAAGGTGAGTTCCGCGGCACCGAGGCAGCGTTCCGTACACGAGTCTGTCCGGGCACCCCGCCTGGCGCCATCCAACGTGACGTTGGCATCTACGCCGGCACGGGCGCCCCTGACAACGCCTTCGGGGGCAACGGTGAGTTCTACCTGCGCAGCGACGGTGGCGCTCTCACCACCATCTACCAGAAGCGCGCGGGCGCCTGGGTCGGCATCATTTGACGCCTGCTTCTTGAGGTCATCGATCTGCAGCAGTACCAGCAGGAGCTGGTCGGTGCGTGCCGACAGCCTAGCCCGCAGCGCGGCCACTTGGGCCTCCAGCTTGGCGATGCGGCGGGCGTCAGTCACTTATTTTCCTCGAGCTCGATCAGCAGATCCAGGAAGTGGCGGGCCTTTTTCAAGTCGGCTAGGCCGTTCTTGCTGCGCCAGCGGCTGACGTACTTGATGACGCACCCTTCAGCGAAGGGGATGCCGTTGGCGTGGATGAACTCGATCGGCTGGATCTTCATCGCTTTGTAGTGCCCACCGCCCTCTTGGTGATCGAGCGCGCTGGGCGGCTCGGTCATCTCGACGGGGTCGGGATGCCCGGCCGGCGGCAGTGGCCACGTCGTTGCCTGCTTGAGCCGATCGTCTTCGCACCGCAGGCACCGCCCGCCGTGGTACTGCATGTGGACCGTGCAGTACGTAATGCCATTAAAATCGCCGCTCATCTCTGCCCCTTCATCGCGTCGAGCAGCAAAGACTGCACCGACGCCTTGGTTTGCAAACGTGCGAGCACCAGCTTGTCGACGGTGCCCTTGGTGATCAGCCGGTGCACGAACACCGGCCGGTTGTAGCCCGACTGCGCCTGGCGCGTCGGGCCTATTCTTTCGATGATTTGCTCGTGCTGCTCGAGGTCCCACCAGAGGCCGAAGAAGACGATGATGTTGCCGCCGTCTTGGAGGTTGAGCCCGTGGCCAGCACTCGCAGGGTGAGCGAATAGCACCGGGATCTGTCCGGCGTTCCATGCCTGAATAGTTCCAGGCCCAGTATCCAGCGCCCGGCCTTGAGGGAACGCGCGCTGTAGTCTGGCGAGGTCACTCTTAAAATGGTAGGCCACCAGGACGGGCGCGCCGGCAGCCTCCCCCACCACGGAGTGAAGAGCTTGAATCTTTGCATCATGGATCTCCTCGAAGGTGCCGTCGGCGTCTGTGTAGAGAGCGCCATTGGCCAGTTGCAGACAATTATGTACCAGTAAGTTGCCGGCACTTCCCCGAACGACAAAGCGGTGCCGCGGGCCGGCGTTTACTAGATCGAAGACGCGGGCGGTACGAGCGCAGCAGCAACCGGCCAACCCCGCCTTAGCCGCTTGTGCAGCGTGATGTACTTCACGCCAAAAGCCCTGGACGCCTGGGCTACCGTCATGCGCCCCTGTGGCGTTTCGATCCAGACGTTCCCCCGACGGTTGTTGGCTTGGTCCACGGCTGTTGCCCACCGGCAGTTGCTTTTGTTGTAACCCCCGTTGTTGTTTTTCCGATCCAGCGTCAGCCCTGGCGCCCACGTCGGGCCCATATCGACCCAGAAGTTCGAGAACGACTCGTGCCATCGTGCGCAAACCTTGACGCCACGCGAACCGTAGTTTTGCCAGTCCTTGTCGTTTGGGTTCTCGCAGCGCGATCTCATGCCGTTCCAAGTCACCCAGGCAGGATGGTCGGTCATGCCGTGGGAGCCCCAAGCCGCTAGAAGCATTTCTCCCCGACGGCACCCACACGACTTCAGCGCGCCGCGGGTTTTGGATCGAAGACTTACCCCCGTCCGTACTACTTCCATTCCGCAGATGCACCGGAGCCTCCACGTTGCTTGTTTGGATCTGGCTCGATTCGACAGCCCTTCGCGGCGTATGACCGTCAGGTAACCGAACGTCTGCCCGGACAAGTCTTTTACTGGCATCGGCATTGTTGATCTCCTGCGCCTCGCGCCAACCGGCAACGGTGAGCACCTTGTGGTCTGGCGTCATTAAAACACCACAACATTCTATGACTGTTTTATACCCGTTGAAGGCCGCGCCGTCTGTTTCTACCCACTCCACTCCATCCCACACCCGATCAGCACGGCTGACGGTTTCTATCGCGGCCCAGCCCCGCTGGGTCAACACTTCGGTCCCTTCGGCGATGCATTTCATCGTCAGGCTGGCAGCGTTGAAGGCCTCGACCTCCGCGCCGGTGTCCAGCTTCAGGAACATCTCCCGCTCCAGCTCCTTGTACAAGGCCTTGGCCTTGGCGGGCATGTTGACCTCGATCACGTTCTCGATCAGGGGCGGCAGGTCCAGGTAGTCGGCCGCGCGCACGGTGATCGTGCAGTCGGCCAGCAGCCGGTAGATCTCATCCTCGGCGCCGGGCAGCGGTGTGGTAACGCCGCCGAAGGCCTGGCCTGGTGCGCGCTGGGTCTTGAACCACCGGTTCTGGTACGCGCCGAAGGACCGGCCCAGCCTGACACCGGCGTCGATGAACCACTGCTGGCCCCACAGATCCAGCAGCCCGTTGGGCGCCGGGCTGCCGGTGAGGTTGACCCACCGGCGCACATGCTTGTGGGCCACGCGACCCAGGGCCCGGGCCCGGATGCCGCCCTGCAGCACCCTGAACGACTTCAGCCTGGTGGCCTCGTCGGCTACCACGGTGCGGAAGGGCCAGCTGTCCTTGACCTCCTCGGCCAGCCAGGGCAGGTTGTCGTAATTCGTCGTGACGATGTCGGGCCGGCGGCGCAGCACCCCGCGGCGGAAGGGGGCGTCACCGCAGGCGGCGCCGATGTTCAGGCCGTTCAGGTGGGCCCACTTCTGGGCCTCGTCGGGCCAGGTGGACTGGGCCACCCGCAGCGGGGCCAGCACCAGGGCGGGGAAGGGGTCCTCGACCAGCGCCAGGCCCTGCAAGATGGTCAGGGTCGACACGCTCTTGCCGGTGCCCATGCCTGACCAGACGTTGCAGCGCTCGTGCTCGGCGATGAACCGCATGATGGCGCCCTGGTAGTCGCGGGGCTTGAACTCACGCACGCCGAGCCCAGACCTGTTGCAGCAGAGCCGAGGCCTCGCGCTGCCGCTTGTCGCGGCGGAGCTGCGCCGGCGGGGTTCTTTGGCCCTTCTCGCGCTCGGGGTTCAGGTCGGCCAGGCTCTTGCTGTGCTGCACAGCGCGGATCAGTTTGCTCATTTCCACACCTTGAAAAGTTCGTTCGGGGGTGAGGGCGCCGGGGCGGGCTTGACGGCCACGCCCTTGCTGATCTTGTGCAGGGCGGTCGGGGGGTGGTCGGCGGCGCGCTTCTCGGAGGTCCACCACCTGGCGCCGCAGTCGTAGCACTCCCGCCGGCGCCAGGTGGCGTCGTCCAGCCGGCGGGTCTCGATAACCTTGTCTCGGATGCATCCGCAGTGGCACTTCATGGCCACACTTTTGCCAGCTCGGCGGTCGCGGCACGGGCCGCCTCAGCTGCGCGATCTTCCGCCCGGCGGCGCGCCGTGGCGCGGCCGTGCGCGGCGCTCCCGGCATTGGTCTTGGCCACCTTCTCGCGCGCCTTGGCGGTGTCGGCCTGGCGGTTGGCGTAGTAGATGGCCTCTGCAGCCTTCGGGACCTTGGGGGTTTTCCATTCGTGCTTCATCGCAGCAGCTCCTCGACTTGTTCGATCGTGCCGATCACCACAACCCGCTGGCCCATCGCCCGCATGCGTTCGTGCTCGCGGTGCTGCCTGCGCTCGTGGGGGCCGGAGGGGAAGGTCTGGATTGTGTCGGGGTTCTTGAGCTCGACCCAGATGGTGCTGACCTCTTCGCAGTCACGGCCGCGCAGCATCACCAGCCGGTCAGGCGCGCCCTGGCGGCCGACCCACTGGACCTTGCGCACCTCGCCGCCCAGCTCTTTGACGCGCCGCACGAGGTGGTCTTCAATGTCGGATTCAAGCAATGGACACCTCCACGACCTTTGTGAACGCCCAAGCCGGGGCGGCCACCAGGGCGCCGCCGACGGCGAACATCAGCAGGTGCTGGGCAGCAACGCCCCAGGTCATCTGCGCCAGGGTTTGCGGGGGCAGCGCACAGCGCCACCGCGATGGCGCAGAAAAAGAGTTTGATGAAGAGCATCTCACGCTCCCGGCAGCCAGCCGAACACGGCCAGCGCAATGAAGCCGACGACGGCGATGGCGTAGGTGAGCCTGGCCGCGATGCCGAAGTGGGGTTCTTCGTCTGCCAGCTGGTCGCTGGTGTAAGGCCCGAAGGCCGACTGCATAGACCGATGGGTCTTGCCTGTGTGGTTGCTGTGGTTGGGGTTCATTTGGGGTTCCAGTTGCGATGTAGAGAATGTAGCGCATGCTGCAATATCCTACGCAAACACTCAACCTTTCCGGTAGCGGTCGCACTCGAACCCCGCGGCGGCCAGCGGCGCGTCGGGGGCCCACGATGGGCGAACCGACATCAACGCCGCCAGGTGCTCGGCGCTGAAGTCGTCGGTGTCGGGGGCTTCTGTGATCAGCTCGTCGTGCACCGTGAGCACAATCTCGTAGCTGGCGCTCTCGACGGCCGGCATGTTGGTCGACAGCACGTCGCGCGCGGCGGCCTGAGTCCAGTTCTCCACCAGCTTGCCGCCGTAGGTCTTGAGCCTGGCCCACCGGCGCGTGTACTGGTTCACGCCCATGTAGGTGATCTGCCCGTCGTCAGCAACCTTGGGCTGCAGGTAGCAGACATACCGCCCAGACGGCAAACGGCAGCGCAGCCAGGCGCCGTCGCGCTGCACTTTGATGCGGGGACCAGCGTCGAACGTGATGCCGGGGTTCTCGATCGCGGCCTTGACTGCGTCGCCAGCGGCGGCCCACAGCGCGGTGGTCGCCGGGTGGGCGCTACGCCACATGGCCTTGAGCGCCTCGCAGGCCACATAGATGTTGCGCTCCAGGCCCAGGGTGCGCTTCTTCCTGGTGGCCCACTCCCACATGCCGTAGGCCTTGGCCAGGACCTCCTTCGGGGCGGTGCTGTGCACGGCATCGGCGAGCTCGGCGAGGTCCATCTGGTAGACCGCGGCAAAGGTCAGGAACGCCGCGACGCCGCCCTCGTAGCCCAGGCCCAGCTCCATCACCTTGCCGATCTGGCGCATCTGCCCGATGGCCAGGGCGGGGTCGATGTTGAACGCGCGGCCATAGGCCACTTTGTAGAGGTCGGCGCCGGTGCCCGCGTCGAACGCAGCGAACGCGCGCAGCTTCCACTGCTCGCCGGCCAGCCAGGCCAGCATGCGGCCCTCGATGTTGGACAGGTCGGCGATCACCAGCTTCTTGCCAGGCGGCGCCACGATGCAGCCGCGGATGGCGTTGCTGGTGACCGACATCACGTCGTCGAAGTAGTCGGTGGCGCAGCCAGCCTTGAGGGACCAGATCGCGGCGTCGATCTCGTAGTCCTTCATGGTCGGCCGGGGCATGTTCTGCGGCTGGAAGATCCGGCCGGCCCAGCGGGCGGTACGCTGCGCGCCGGCGAACTGCAGCGTGTTGCGCAGCCGGCCGTCGGTCGACACTGCGTTGACCAGGGCCTTGTACTTGGCGGTGCTGGTCTTGGTGGCCTCGAGCCGCAGGCTGATCAGCAGCTTCACGCCGTCGGGCAGCTCGGGGTCATCGAGCCGGCGGCGCAGGGTGTCGGCCTTGAAGTCGGGCAGCTCGACACCGTAGGCGTCCAGGATGAAGCGCAGCAGCTCGTCGCGCTTCGAGGGCCCGCTCACCTCGCCGAGCGTGGCGTCCTGGACGGCCTTCTTCAGTCGGGCCTGCTCCGTTGCAACGGCACGAATTGCGGCGTCTGCCAGGTCCACGTCAACTTGAAACCCTCGGTCATTGATTCGCTGGTCAAGGTGCCAGAGGGCCAGCTCAGGATGCCCGGGCCGGTAGTTCCAGGAGGGCAGCCGCCGGTCGATCTCACGCATGGCAACGATGTCTTGTCGTGAATACTCAAGAAATTCGGCCCACTCTGCGGGATGTGTTTCACGGGTTGCCCTTCGGCCGGTGTGGCCCTTCGGCCTGGGTTTGCAGAACAGCTGGATGAGCTGGGTGCCGCGCCGGTCCTTCTGCTGGTCGAGGGGAAGGCCCAGCACCTCGCCGACTTTGCCCAGGCTGCCAGGCAGACCGTGGGCGTAGGCCTTGACCATCGTGTCGCGCCAGCGCTCGACCGGCACGTCGATGCCCCAGCAGTGGCGGATGAGGGTGCGGTCGAAGACGCTGTTGTGGGCGACGATCTCGACGGCGGGGTCCTCCAGCAGCGCGACCAGCGGCGCGGGCACGCGGTGGGGGAGAGGGTCGGTGCAGTCGCAGACCACCGGCTCGCCGTCGTCGACAGCCCACTGGGCGACAGCGATCTCGGTGCTCGGGTGCTCGGCGTAGCGGTGCGTGCCATGAGCTTTGAGGTCGGCCTCGCTGTAGGTTTCGGTGTCGAACCAGAGAGTGGTCATGGTGCTTCAAGTAGTTGGTGCTTCAAGTAGTTGGTGGCCCGTTCTCTTGCATCGCCCGGCTATGCGCTTGCCGCCTGGCCCGGGGGTTCTCAGCGTGGTCCGCCCAATGAAAGTGCGGGTAACGGATGGTGCGCCTATGCAAGAGCTTCTTACCGGGTGGGCCAGTCCTGGGGTGGAATCGCCAGGCCCCGCTATGTGTTCAGGGAGAGTGTTTATTGGCCTTCCGGCGGTTGGTGTCGCCCGGGAGGATCTGAAGGTTGTTCTCAACATGCAGGCCGCAAACAGTCTTGCCCTGCAGCGGAATTACGGGGTCAACGTGGTGCACGACACCGGTTTGTTGAGTGGTCTCAGCGCACTGCTCGTAGATCTTCACGATGGCGTCCTGGTTTGCCCAGCTCGGGGTGGCCCGCCCTTGGGCCACTTTGCGCTTTTGGGTGTAGTGGGTGTAGCGCGCCCGGTTGGCCGTGGCGTAGGCCCGTTTGTATTCGAGCCGGGCGTCGCGGTTGTCTTCGTAGGAACGCTTCTCGATTGACTTGGCGAGTTCGAGGTTGGCGTCACGCCACTTCTTGCGGTGCGCAGCGCGTCGCTCTGGGTTGGCTTTGAACCACACCTTGACTCGTTCGTTGACGCACGTCTTGCAGTGGTAGCAGTAGCCGTCCTTGGTGTTGCGGTCCCGCGAGAACAGGCCCAAAGGCTTGTCTTCGCGGCACTTGGTGCAGACCTTGGACGGCATGCGCTCAAGCGAAGTCGGCCGCGTCCGCGCCTGCAGTGACGGTCTCGAACTCGTCAGCACTGCCCGGGGCACTTCCGCCAAACGCGTCACCGTCGCGCAGGAACTGAACACCCCGCAGGGTGCAGTTCACGCGCTTGCCCCACGAATTGTCCTGAACCCAGATTTTTACCGAGGCGTTGACGTAGCAGCCGGCGTACGGCTTGCCGCTGCCCACGGTCAGAGGCTGCTTGAGCTGGTCGAGCAGGATGACCGGGCCGGCTTCCTCGGCGGTGTCGCCGGCCTTGCCGTTGGCGCTGAGGGCCATGCAGCCACCGAAGCCGTCGTACTTGTCGGCCTTGTCGTCACCGTCGCGCAGGGCGATGCGGTCCTTCTTGCGCATTTCGCTCTCAGCCGGGGCGCGCTTCTTCGGGTCCGGGTACTTGATGCCCAGCATCTGGTCGATGGCCTTCTCGATGGCGGCCACCTGGCGGTCGTTCTTGTCGATCAGGAAGACAGCGCCGCGGCGGAAGCCGCCCTCGCCGTTGACCTGTTCAGGCTTGTGGAGGGACTGGCAGAAGGCGATGCGGACGTTGTTCAGCAGCACGCGGCCGTTGTTCAGCAGCACGCGGTCGGGGGTAGGGGTGCTCATTTTCGGTGTCCTTTAGACGAAGTCGGCATCGCCGACGGGGGTTACAGAATCGAACTCATCTGCGACGGGGCCCACGACAAGGGCCTCGCGCTTGTCACTCAGAGGCGCCACGCTCGGCTTGCCGGGCGAGCGGGTGATCAGGGCCTCGGCCTTCTTCCACTGGCGCTCGCCGATGTCGCCCGCCTTCGCCAGCTTTTCGGCGCTCGTTGGGCTGATCAGGCTAAGGTCGTAGGCCTTCTCGACGGGCAACCTGAACACCTTGCGCAACAGCTCCTCGGCTTGAGCCTTGTCGGCCCAGGCCCGGTTGCCTTGCTTGCCCTGCACCAGCTTGTAGCCTGGTACGGCCTGGCCAGCCAGCAGGCGGCGCTCTACCTCGGCGCGCACCGCCTTGAGCCAGTCCTCGATGAGGTCGGCCTTGGACATGGCGGCGGCGAGCCAGGCAGCCGGGTCGTCGAACAGCGCCAGCAGTTGCACCGGCTGGGTCACGACGTCAAACTCTTCGGGCGTGGCCGGCACGTTGCCGCTGACGGTCTCAGCCACCGCCGCCCGCAGCGCCGGGCAGGTGGCCTTGGCCTTGCAGAACCGGCACTGGTCCTCGCCGGGGCGTAGGAAGGTTGACTCCCACTCACGCGCCTGGTCAGGGTTGATCGGCGGGTCACTTTCAGCCACCAGCACGCTGGCCGCCGCGCTGCGCGCCGTCGAACGGCCCCAGGCCTTGAGGTCGGCCACGCTGATCGTCCACTCGCTGGGCGCCGACTTGATGCGCGGCTGGAAGATGACCAGGCGAACGGTCTCGATGTCGGCCACGTCTTCGTAGGCGTTCAGCGCGCCCAGTCCGTAGAGCATCATCTGCTCGTTGCGCTCGGCGTCGACCTCGCCCCCGCGGCCGTGCTTGTAGTCGCCCACCAGCAGCTCGGTGCCGTTGATGGCGATCACGTCCGAGGTGCCGAAGCCGTCCTGCTCGGGCACGCCCAGGTAGTTGGCGTAGTTGACCCTGGTCTCGGCCAGGACCAGGTCGGCCTCGGCTGTCATCTCCTTGATGCTATTGAGCGCGATGTTGACGGCCTCGTCCATGTCGGACGATATTTCGAACGGGGGCGTCGGGCTGCCGGGCTTGAGATACCACTCGAGCAGCGTGTGCGCCCGGGTGCCCTCTTCGGCGTACTTGCTCGAGCTGTCAGGCAGGCCGGCCGACAGAACCATGCTGCCGGGGCAGCTCATCCAGCGCTTTGCGGCGCTGGCGCTGAATTTGCTGTGGGCGGTCATGCTCAGACCCCAGAGTTCTCGAGGGCCTGCACGTCGGCGTAGGCGGCGGCCCAGCACTCAGGCGGCAGCGACTTGAACGTGGTGGCACCGTGCGGCTGGCCGTGGCGCTGGGCGATCTCGGTGAGGGCGTCACCGTGGGTTGGCAGCAGCTTCAGGACCAGCTTCTTCAGGGTGTCGTACTGGAAGGCCTCAGGGGCAGCAGTCGAGGCTGGCGAGGGGGCCGCCGCAGGCTCGGCAGCGGGGGGTGATGCGGCGGCCGTCTTCGCGGGCGCAGCGGGTTCCGCCGCCGCCTTGGCAGTACGCGGCGAAGGGGCAGGCTTTTCCGTCGTCGCGGCAGACTTTCCCAGGACGGCTGCCTTCTCGTCGGCACTGACGCCGACCGTCGGCGCGTTGGCCACGTTGCTGGCGTAGCCAGCGGCGATGAAGGCGGTGACCTTGGCCAGCTCCTCGGGGGTGCTGATGGTCAGCCTGAAGTGGATGGGGAACATGTAGTGGGCTCCGGGTTGGTTGAGCATTTGCTCAGTGGATAGTGTAGCGGATGCTGCAGGCTGGTCAAGGCCTGCAGCAAAGAAAATCAGTTGCGGTCGCAGCCGTTTTCGTCCAGGCCGCACAGCGCCTGCTTGCGCTCGACGTAGTCGGCCAGGGTCACGTCAGGCTTGCGGTCTTCCGACTGGTCGCGCTTGAAGGGCCGGCTGGCGGTGGGCGGGTAGATCTTGCGGGTGACGTCGGGGCTGTCGACCGGGGCGTTGAGCGCGCTGACCGCCTCGAGCGGATCCTCGAAGGTCTCGATGCTCAGGATGTGCAGGCCGGTGTAGTTGGCCACGACGTAGCGGCCCTGGGCCTGGAAGTTGGTGATCGCCGGCCCGAAGGTCTCGGCGTTCAGCTTGGCGATGGTGTGGAGGTCGTGCATGGTTGCCCTTTCAAGGCGGTGGTGGAACGGGTGAATGTAGCGGCTGGTCAGCCTTGCTTGCGCACGGCCAGAATGCGGCCGGTGAAGCGGTTGTTGATCTGGGCGTAGGGCGAGCAGGCCGCCAGCCAGGCCAGGGCCTCGGCCCAGGTCCAGGCGACCTTGTCGGTACCGTAGTCGTCGCGGATGCGGTACATGTCAGACTGCCTTCGAGGGTTGGGCCAAGCGCTTGCCGCTGGGCAGGATGAAGAACTCAGGGTTGAACTCACCCCAGGCTGCGGCGCGGGGGCCGACCAACTGACCGTAGCGCCAGAGGGGAACGTAGAAGGCGATGCAGTCCTGGCGCAGCTCGACCGCGGTCTGATAGCACCCATGCTCGAGGCTGAAGTTGTCCGCGGTCTGATAGCACCCATGCTCGAGGCTGAAGTTGTCCGCGGTCTGATAGCACCCATGCTCGAGGCTGAAGTTGTCCGCGACGATGGCTTCGACCACCAGGGTCGGCTCGGTGTCAGACTGCACGACCTTGTGGCTGATGACGTCGAGGCCGATGTTCAGGATGAGTTTCATGGAGGGCTCCGGTTGATTGGTGTGAAGAGACTGTAGCACATGCTGTAATCTCCAAGTAAAGCGTAGGGTCTTTGCAAGTTGCAGCCTTTGGTCAAGCGGGGGCAGCATCTGCTACATTGTAGGGGTCTGAACCACGAGAAAGATCATGACCACAACCATCACGCCGATGAAGTCCTGGATGGACGCGGCCACCCCAGAGGAGCAGGAAATGCTCGCCCGCACCGTGCACAGCTCCCGCGGTGCTCTCTACCAATACAGCGGGGGTCACCGGCAGTGCAGCGCCGAGCGGGCCATCCAGATCGAGCTGGCCACGGCCGACATGCACAAGGCCAGCAAGGGCCGGCTGCCCCGGCTCTACCGCACAGACCTGGCCAGCGCCTGCCGCGGGTGTGACTTCGCCAGGCGCTGCCTGGGCGAGGCCATCACCGTGCGCTCCGAGTTCCCGATCGTGACTGCTGTCACCGACAGCGAAGGGGGCGAACATGACTGAGCCGAAGTTCAAGCTGGGCGACCTGGTCCGCAAGGTAAGCGGCTCGGCCTGGGAGGGCCGCGTCGTGGGCACCTACAGCACGGCGCTGACGCCCGAGGGCTACGCTGTCGAGAGCAGCGCGCACCCGGGCAGCGTGCAGATCTACCCTGCCAAGGCACTGGAGAAAGTATGACCGAACGACTACTGTGTGGCTGCCCGCCTGGCACATGCTATGGCGGCTTGGCCGTCAGGCGAGGCAAGACCCCATCGGGTCTGCACTGCAAGGCCTGCGTGCCCGCCAAGGAAGCTGCTGCGGCAGCCTGGAGCGCCTCCACCGAGCAGGCCCTGCGCAAGCGCGTCGCCGAGCTCGAGCAGGAAGCCCGCGCGATGCAGACCCGCATCGAGGACATGGCGCGCAAGATGGCACGCTTCATGGACGCGATGGCGCCCAGGCGGTAGCAGGGGGTTTGGCTTCTGCTACATTTGAGGGGCCAAACCAATCTGTCCCGCCACGGGTGGGGGTCCTGGCCCCGTGGACAGCGGGGTAGGGTTTGGCGACTTCAGGGCCCCCACCCGTGGCGATTTTTGATCGCCACATCATGAACGCCACCATCATCCCTGCACAGCCGGGGTACTTTGTCGTCACCAAATCTTTGGGCGGCGGCTACTGGCCAGACCCCGTGCTGGCCTGGTCCATCCGAGAGTTCCACGCCGGTCTGGTCTGCGCTTTCCCTGTCACTTTGGACGGGGGGACGCAAGACGAGTGCGCCGTCCTTCGCCCCGACGGGCGGGTGTCGCTCGGCACAGGTGAGAGGGTTTGGGATACGCTGGCCGACTGGCTCAGCGACGAGGCCGCCCGTTGACCGCGGCAGGCAAGGGCGCCAGCCCCTCAGACTGGCAAGCATTCATCGCCCTGGGTCTTACCGAAGACCTGCTGCCGGTGGTGTCAGACACCTCGGTGCCGATCAGCCCGAAGTCGAAGATGAAGGGCCTGGGCAAGACGCCCAGCACCCTGAACCGGACGGGCCAGGCGGTGGGCATTCCCAACTGGACCACGCACCAGGCCACCGACCACGAGGTGGCCAAATGGTCAGGCATTCCCGAGCTCGGCATCTGCCTGCAGACCCGGCGGGTCCGCGCCATCGACATCGACATCGGCGACCAGGCCGAGGCCGAGCGTGTGGCCCGCATGGCCGAGGTCGTCCTGGGCCCACTGCCGCGGCGCACGCGCCCCAACAGCGGCAAGATGCTGTTGCTCATCGGCATGCCTGGCGACTTCACGAAGCGCATCTTGCGCACCGCTCACGGCGCGATTGAGTTCTTGGCCAACGGGCAGCAGTGCATCGTGGCCGGCACCCACACCAGCGGCGAGCGCTACGCCTGGCTGCCGGCGCTGCCAACCGAGATCCCCGAGGTCAGCCCGGCTGAGTTCGAGGCTGTCTGGGCCGCGCTGGTCACCGCCCTGGCCCTGCCAGGCGGCCACAGCGTGCTGGGCGTTGGCGCGAAGCCGGTGCGGCCGCGGGACGCCGACGACATCGACGACGAGGTGGTCGACTTCCTCGAGTCCACGGGCTGGGTCACCGGCTATGGTGGCGACGGCAAGGTCTTCGTGCGCTGCCCCTGGGCCCACCTGCACACCAGCGACAGCGGCGAGAGCGGCACCAGCTGGCTGCCGGCCGGCGTTGGCGGCATCGACCACGGCAACTTCGTGTGCCTGCACAGCAGCCACGGCAAGAAGACCAACGACCAGTTCCTTGCCGAGGTTGGGTTCACACTGAGCGAGTTCTCGGTGGTGGCCCAGGCCGAGCAGCAGGCCGCCGGCCTCGAGCCGGTGGAGGACTGGCCTGCCTTCACCCGGGACAGGCTGGGCCGCATCGAGAGCACGGTCACCAACATGCTGGCAGCCCTGGCCCGGCCAGACATCTGCGGCGCCAAGGTGGCCAGCGACACATTCAGGGACGCGGTGATGATTGCCTGGGACGGGACAGACGAGTGGCGCACGCTGCGTGACAACGACTACACCGAGCTGCGACGCAGGCTCGAGGCCCGTGGGTTCAAGGCCCCGGGCCGCGAGATGGTGCGCGACGCCGCGCTCCTGGTGGCCGAGCAGAACGGCATCGACACCGCTGAGGTGTGGGCCAAGGGCCTGGTCTGGGACGGCGTGCCGCGGGTCGAGCAGTGCCTGCACCGGTACTTCAGGGCCGCCGACACGCCCTACACCCGGGCGGTGTCCCGGTACATGTGGTCTGGTCTGGCCGGCCGCTGCGTCGAGGGCGGCATCCAGTGCGACATGGTGCCGGTCCTGGTGGGCAAGCAGGGGGCGGGCAAGACGCAGGGCGTGAAGGCGCTGGCGCCCATCATCGACACCTACGTCGAGGTCAACCTGGAGCACCGAGATGACAACCTGGCCCGGGCCCTGCGAGGCAAGTTGGTTGGTGAGCTGGGCGAGCTGCGGGGCCTGATGAGCCGTGACGCCGAGGCCATCAAGGCCTGGATCTCACGCACCCATGAGGAGTGGATTCCGAAGTACATGGAGTTTGCCACCAAATTTCCGCGCAGGCTGATGTTCATTGGCACCACCAACAGCGACGAGTTCCTGGCCGACAGCACCGGCGAGCGGCGCTGGCTGCCGGTGCCCACCGGTTTGGTTGATCTCGATGCGCTGCGCGCCGACCGCGATCAGCTGTGGGCCGAGGCGGTCGTCCTGTTCAATCGTGAGGGCGTTCGATGGGAGGCGGCGCACAGCTTGGCGGAGCCTGCGCGGGAGGCCCACAAGGCCACAGACATGTGGGATGAGGCCATCGAGCAGTGGTTGGAGACCGACGCGATGGACGGGCCTGACGGCCCCAAGCGCGGAGATATTCCTTTCACCTTGAACGCGCTGGCGTTCGGCGCGCTTGGAATTACAGTGAAAGAGGGCGACATGCGTACCGCAAAACGCATCGGCGCGTCGCTCACGAGGCTCGGCTACTTCAAGAAGGACCACAGAGGGGAGACAAAAGGCAAGCACTGGTTTCGTGTAGAAAAATGCACGGAACACGAGCGTGCAGGATTTGCGGATTTCGTTTGAGGCGTGTCGCCCCTTGGGATGGGGGGACAAGGGGTGTTGGAGAGACAAGATTCTCCCTATGTAGTCTCCCCTGTCTCCCCTGTCTCCCCTAGTTATAGATAAAAGTGCTGGAGAGTGAATACTGTATGGAAACCCAGTATGTTACAAATAGATACAGTGGTGTAGAGAGTCCAGGAGGGTTTACAGAAAATAGGGGCGACGGGGAGACAAGGGAGACAACCAAATTTGAGGTGAGCATGCAGAAAGTTGCAAAGTGCATCGTGGCCGTCAACGCCCGGGGGTCGGCCATCGGCGAGGACCACCCACGGGCCGCTCTCACAAATCACGAGGCGCAGCTTCTGCTCGAACTGCGCGATGAGGGCTACGGCTACGGCTGGCTGGCCGGCAAGTTCGAGATCAGCAAGCGCGCGGTGCGGGCGATCTGCTCGGGCAAGACCTACGGGCAGCACCCGGCAGGCTACGTCAGGCAGCGCCGGCAGACCGTGCGTTTGCTACCCGATGCTGGCGCTACAGTGCCGGCACCATGCAACCCTGGGTCGGACCATTCCTCGAAGCGCTGAAGCACTGCGGCATCCACGCTCAGGCTGCGCGCACTGTTGGCTGCAGCTACAGCGCCGTGATGGCGCTCAAGGCCAACAACGCCGACTTCGCACACGCGTGCGATGAGGCCCTTGAGGAGGCCGTGGACCGGGCCGAGGCCGAGGCCTGGCGCCGCGGCGTCGAGGGCTTCGAAGAGCCTGTCGTGTACCAGGGCCAGCTCACGCTGCAGTACCGGCGCGACGAGAACGGCAACGTGCTGCTCTCAGAGGCTGGCCACCCCATCCCTTTGACCGATGCCAACGGCAACGTGGTGCCGCTCACCGTGCGCAAGCACAGCGACGCACTGCTGGCCCTGGTGCTCAAGGGCCGGAGGAAGAAGGTCTTCGCCGAGCGCACCGAGATCACCGGTGCCGATGGTGGCGCGGTTGCAATCGACGACACGGCGCGCGCTGCCCGTGTTGCACAACTGATGGGCCTGGCGCAGCAGCGCAAGAAGGCCGAAGACGACGAGGCCTTCGTGTGAGCCCAAGCCCAGACCGCTACCAGCAATCCACCGTTGCACGCCTATCCGAGGTAGAGCAATTGGCCGCCGACCACGCCGCCCAGCTCACCGTCGGCTCTGAGCGCATGGACCGCCTCGAGGCCACTCTGGCCAGGAACAGCGAGGCCCTGGCTGCCAACACCCGGCTCACGCAGTCGGTGCAGCAGGACACCGCCGAGATGGTGGCGTGGATCAAGGCCATCCAGGGCGCCACGCGGGTGCTGGAGGCGATCGGCAAGCTCGCCAAGCCTGTGGGCTACATCCTGCTCGCCGTCGGCATCACTGCCGGCTGGTGGGCCTCTGTGAAGGGCATGTTGCATCTTGGGGACAAGCCGTGAACTTCGATCGAAACATCGCGGCCTTTGATAGCGCCCTGCCGGGCCTCTTGAAGAGCATCCCTGGGCGATGGGTGCTGATTCACTCTGGCGAGCTGTGCGGCGACTTCCCGGACTTCGCTGGTGCTCTGAGCAACGGCTACAAGCGGTTTGGCATCGCCGGCGGCTGGCTTGTGCAAGAGGTCAAACCCGCACCGGCACGCGAGAGGTGGCGGCAAGGCCGCAGCGCCGCTGAATCCGAATACAGATCCTGGGGCTTTGTATGACCTTCGACGACGCGTTCGAGAAGCTGATCGGCCATGAAGGCGGCTACGTCAACGACCCCCGCGACCGCGGCGGTGAGACCAAGTTCGGCATCTCGAAGCGGGCCTATCCGCTCGAGGACATCGCCAATCTCACGCTCGACCGAGCCAAGCTCCTGTACCGGCGCGACTACTGGGGCCCGGCAGGCTGTGACGCGGTGCCCGAGGGCGCCAAGTTCGACCTGTTCGACACCGCGGTGAACTCCGGCGTGAACGCGGCCATCCGCATCCTGCAGAAGACCGTGGGCGAGACCGTCGACGGCGCGCTGGGGCCCCGCACGCTGCAGGCTGTGCAGAGCATGCCGGCCGAGCGTCTGAGCCGCTGGTTCAACGCCAGGCGCCTGCTGGCCATGACCGACATGCGGACCTGGCCGGCACACGGCAAGGGCTGGGCTCGGCGCGTGGCGGCCAACCTGCTAGGCTGACCATGCCCTGGTCCAAGCTGCGCTACCGGCTCGGCCTGGAGCAGATCCAGCCGGCGCCCTATGTGCGACGGCGCGAGGTGCCGCCACTCCCGGTGCCACCCGAGCCTGCCCCGCGGTTCAAGCGCACGACGCGCGACCCGTTCGAGCAGGCTGAGGCAATGCGCAAAGAACTGCAGGTTGGCAAGTGCTCATGGGCACCAGGCAGCAAACGAAGGAGAGCACGATGAGTGCATACACGACGTCGGTGAACTACTCGATCTACGCCACCCTGCTGCACAGGCTGGGCGTGGACACGATCGACATGTTCGTGATCGAACCTGAGGAGATGCGCTGATGAACCCCCTGCTGCTTGGCCCGCTCCTCGACTTCGGCAAGGACCTGATCGGCCGCTTCTTCCCCAACGAGGACGAACGGCGCAAGGCCGAGGCCGAGTTCCTGAAGCTCGCAATGGACGGCGAGCTGAAGCAGGTGATTGCCCAGCTCCAGATCAACGCGCAGGAAGCTGCTCACCCCAGCATCTGGGTGGCCGGCTGGCGCCCGGCGTTCGGGTGGGTCGGCAGCCTGGGCTTCCTGTACGCCGTGCTGCTGCAGCCCCTGCTGGCCTGGTGGGCCACGATCAAGGGCTGGCCCGTGCCGCCTACGCTCGACACCGACCTCCTGCTGACTGTGGCCGGCGGCATGCTGGGCATCGGCGGGCTGCGCACCTACGAGAAGCGGGCCGGCGTCACCAAGTGAAGGCCCACGACGTCCTCGAGCTCGAGCGCTACCTCACCCATAAGGAGCGCCAGGAGCTCCACGAGCTGGCCACGCAGGACGCCAAGCTGGTGGTCTGGCGCTGCCAGGCCGGGCCGCAGGACATCGCCTACAACAGCACCGCCGACGTGGTGGGTTTCGGTGGCGCGGCCGGCGGGGGCAAGACCGACCTGGCACTGGGCAAGGCCCTGAACCAGCACCAGCGCACCTTCATCGTCCGCAAGAACGGCACCGAGCACACAGGCTTCGTCGACCGTATGACCGAGCTGCTGGGCACCCGCGACGGGTTCAGCACCAAGGACGGCATGTGGCGCGACGCCGGGCCGCGCCAGGTGCAGATCGAATTCGGCTCACTGCCCAACCCGAAGGACGAGGAGAAGTACCGGGGCCGGCCGCACGACCTGCTGGTGTTCGACGAGGCCACCAGCCTCACGCGCTTCCAGGTGCAGTTCCTGATGGCCTGGAACCGGACCACCACGCCGGGCCAGCGATGCCAGACCCTGCTCACGTTCAACCCGCCGGCCGAGGCTGCAGGCCGCTGGGTCATCGACTTCTTCGGGCCCTGGCTCGACAAGAAGCACAGGCTCTACCCCACGCCGCCTGGCGTGATCCGGTACGTGGCCATGCTGCCCACACCCAACGGCGAGACCCGGGACCTCTGGGTCACCAGCCCGGCGCCCTTCGTGATGGACGGCGAGGACCGCATCTACGGCTTCGACCCGAAGCAGCACAGGCCCGAGGAGATCATCACACCCCAGTCGCGCACCTTCATCCCGAGCCGGGTGAGCGACAACGCCTACCTCAGCGGGTCGGGTTACCTGCGCCAGCTGCAGGCCCTGCCCGAGCCACTGCGCAGCCAGATGCTGAACGGCGACTTCGAGGCCGGCATGCAAGATTCGGCTTTCCAAGTGGTGCCTACCGCTTGGGTCGAGGCTGCGATGGCCAGGTGGCGGCCACGCTCACCGCGGGGCGAGATGATGTGTCAGGGCGTGGACGTGGCCCGCGGCGGCCGGGATCAGACCGTGCAGGCCACCCGGCACGTCGGCAACTGGTACGACAAGCTGCACGTCTACCCAGGCACCGACACGCCGGACGGGCCGCGGGTTGCGGGCCTGGTGATCGCAGAGAACCGCGACCACGCACCGATCATGCTCGACGTGATCGGTGTGGGCTCGAGCCCCTACGACTTCCTGAACCAGGCCAAGCTGCCGGTCTACGGCGTGAACGTGGCCGAGGGCAGCACGGCCACCGACAAGTCGGGCCGGCTCACCTTCTTCAACCTGCGCAGCGAGCTGTGGTGGAAGATGCGCGAGGAGCTCGACCCGGCGAACGACACCGGCATCGCGCTGCCCCCAGACCAGGACCTGCTGGCCGAGCTGTGCGCGCCCATGTGGGAGATGTCAGGCCGCACCATCAAGGTCGAGTCACGGGACGACATCGTGAAGCGCACAGGCCGCAGCCCAGACCGGGCCACCGCGGTGATTCTGGCCCGCATCGACACGCCGAAGATCTACCTGCTGCAGCAGCGCGACGCGCAGGCCGCGATCCTGAACTACGACCCCTATTCGCGCTGACGTGCGTTTGCTACGGGCCTTCGCCGCTACAGTGCCGGCAACCTGCTACAGGAGACCCATCATTTGCATGTCAAAGCCCAGCATCCCGGGCCCTCCACCCCCAGTCCAAGACGTCAAACCCGCTGACACCGCGAACGCAGCCACCCGCAAGGCGCAGAAGCGCACGGGCATGGCCAGCGGCAGCCTGCTCACCGGGCCTTCTGGCATCCAGACCACCGCGCTGAACACGGGCGGCACTTCGCTGCTGGGAGGCTGAGATGGCCACCACTGAACTCCGCAGCCTCGACGGCAAGCAAGTGAAGGTCAGCGTGGGCGCTGGCGAAACCTCGAACCCCATCCCTGTGTCTGCCGAGTGCGTGGTCTCCTGCGCGCCTGGCAGCGGGGGTGAAATGTTGGCGCAAGCCACCTACTCCTCGCCGGCCGATGTCGCCGCGGGGGCAGCCATCTGGCACGACTGGAGCAGCGGCACCGTGAGCACACCAACCAACGAGATCCTCTACAAGGGCCTGTTCGTCCGATTCACCACGACCCTTACGGCCGGTGTCGGTGAGGTGTCGCTGTGAGCTGGGCAAAGCCGGGGGGCTCACCCACCGCTTCTTACAACATTACGGGCAAATTCCGGGAGGCATTTGAAGCCTACGACCCCATCAACGGCGGCAAGTGGGTAGAGAGCAAGGCCAGCGGCGACTTGATTTTTGTGGATGGCAATGCTGCGGCGTCTAGCTATCTAGTTATTAGCAAAGACCCGATGTCGGCAGGAACTGAGTCGTACATTGAGCAAGCGGCTAAGTTGCACTTTGAGATGCCGTCGGAAATTGCCGTCGCATGCTCAATGTCTCAGCGCACGTTGGGCCAAGAGTTTTCAATCGAAGCGGTTGATCATTTCGCAGTTTTGCCGGATGTGGCCGACACTGCCATTGCCGGCATCACGCAAGCGGCCAGTGTTCTGACCGTCGACACCGTGGCACCCCACGGACTCAGTGTCGGTAAGAGCATTGGCATCTATGGCTGCTCTGACATGCGGGCCAACTATCCCGCCCTGGTGGTTGCAAGCATCCCCACGCCGAACCAAATCACATGCACTGCAGGGCCCGGCGGCACGATTGCCTCACAGACCATCACAAACCCTGCCGGCGCAAAGGGTTTGATCTACTTCCGCCAGCGCATGGGCCGCGCAAACAACGGCGTGTCTCAGATTTTTGAGAACGCCACCGTCACCAACGCGAGCATCTATCTGCGCAGCGAGTCCGGCGATGCCCTGCCAAGCGGAACCATTGCGGGCAGTCACTCCACGACGGTTGGCACCACCGCGCCCATTCAACTGGTCAACAGCGCAAACACCTACGCATTCGGCGCGACCACCGAATACCGGATGCTCCTGCAAAGTGACCGGGTTCAAATTGCCGATGCATCCGTTGATGCAACTGCGCAACTCACTGCGCGAGCCACTCGCACGCAGGTATGCCCAGACCCGAGCGAGTCGTACAAGCTGCGATTCCGCGCCACAAACAACAAGGCACTGACTGTGCCTGTTGCTCAGATCGTTTCTGCAGTTAAAACTGGAACGACCACTGCAACCATCACGACTGACGTTGCTCACGGCCTTGCCCTGGGTGATCCAGTGGTGATCTACGGTATCCGAGACCAGGCGGCCACATCGTTCCCCAACCTGCTGACCGCCACGGCTGTGGCATCAATAGTAAGTCCGACTAGTTTCACAATCGTTCAGGGCACGGCGGGGACGGTTACCAGTTACGGAGGATATGTTGCTGAGGTGCAGGGCGGTAACTTGCCGTCGGCGTTGGGGGCTAACGCAGTGGTGGCTCAGGCGGCTGTTCTGTCCACCCTGGCTGATGGTACGCGGCAGCTTGTGCTGACCGGTAACGCCAGCTGGGCAGGCTTAAGCATCGGCGACATGCTGAACGTGGTTGGGTGCCGCAACGCAACGGACGGCGCAACGCTGTCTGTGGATGGTCCGTGGAAAGTGGCAAACTTCGTCACCACTGCCCTGACCCTGGTTCTGCCGTTCTCCGGCCAGCGGGTGTTGCCTGCTGACTTTGCTTCTGTCAACTGCGGCGGCGGCATTATCAAGCGCACCTGCTTGCGAATCTCGTTCGTCCGCGTGTTTGACTACGATAGGCTGCGGGTTGAAGCATTGCCCAGGCCGGCTTCAGATTCAGCCGCTGCCATGCCTGTTGCTGTGCAAAACAGCTTAGCAGTAACTGCAGTCACTACGCAGGGCACACCAGTAGCCCCCGCAACTCCGTTCATTTTGAACTCGCTCGCAACAACCAACGGCGCGTTGATTTTGAATGGCACTAGCGGTCTGCACGCCTTCTATGCGACAAACACAGGCGCAACTGCCGCGTACGTCAAGTTGTACAACAAAGCTACTGCACCGACGGTTGGCACCGACGTTCCGGCCATGATTCTCCCAATCGCCGCGGCTGTTGCCGGGGTACCTGGCGTTGCGTTGCTGCCCATTGGATACCAAGGCTTCCGCTTTGCCCTCGGGCTTGGAATCGCAGTTACTGGCGGTGCTGCTGATGCGGACACCACCGCTGTAGCGGCTGGTCAAGTCAAGGTCATGTTGTCGAGGACTGTGTAATGGCTCAATACGCCATCGTTTCCAACGCTGCGCCATACCTGCAAGTTCAGGTTTTGTTTGCAGAACAAGTGTTTACTCAAACGCTTGTGTCAAGCAAAACCGGACAAGCCTTAGCCGACCAGCTCCAAGCGTACGCAGACGCCTACGAGGATGAGTGGACGGCGGCGCAAGCCGTAATCTGACGCATGGCCGACCTGAACACCCAAACACCGCTCGCCAGGGCCTTGCACCGCAAGCAGGAGCTGTGGAACGAGCGGTCGAGCCACATCAGCCACTGGCGCGAACTGAGCGAGACTCAGCAGCCCCGTGGCGGGCGGTTCTTCACGTCGGACGTCAACAAGGGCGGCAAGCGGCACAACCACATCTTCGACGAGACCGCCACCTGGGCGCTGCGCACGCTGGCCGCCGGCATGATGTCGGGCGTCACCAGCCCGGCCAGGCCTTGGTTTAAGCTGGCCCTGCCCGACAAGGATCTGATGGAGGCGGGCGCAGTCAAGACCTGGCTGCACCAGACCGCGGAGCTCATGCGCGCGATCTTCGCCGCGTCGAACACCTACCGCACGCTGCACACGATCTACGAGGAGCTGGGCCTGTTCGGCACCGGCGCCACGGTACTGCTGCCGAACTACAACACGGTCATCCACCATTACCCGATGACGGCGGGCGAGTACGCCATCGCCAACGACGAGATGGGCAACGTCGACACGCTGGTGCGCGAGTTCAAGCTGACCGTGCACCAGATGGTCGAGCGTTTCGGCCTCGACGCCGTGAGCGAGTCGGTGCGCAACATGCACTCGATGGGCAAGCTGCACACCTGGGTCGACATCGTGCACCTGGTGGAGCCACGCCAGCAGCGCGACGTCACCAAGGCCGACAACAAGAACATGCGGTTCAAGAGCTGCTACTTCGAGCCGGCCGCCTGCGGCGAGAACAGGTGGTTGAGCGAATCCGGGTTCAAGCGCTTCCCGGCGTTGTGCCCGCGCTGGTCGGTGACCGGCAACGACGTCTACGGCGCGAGCCCAGGCATGGACGTGCTGGGCTCTGTGAAGCAGCTCCAGCACCAGCAGCTGCGCAAGGCCCAGGCGATCGACTACCAGGTCAACCCCCCGATCGGGGTGCCCACCGCGCTGAAGAACCAGTCGGTCAACCGGCTGCCAGGCGGGGTCAGCTACATCGACACCGCGGGCAGCGGGAAGATCGAGAGCCTGTTCAACGTCGACCTGAACCTGCAGCACCTGCGCGAGGACATCCTCGACGTGCGTGACCGCATCCGCACCGGCTACTACGCCGACCTCTTCCTGATGCTGGCCAACGACACCCGCAGCGGTGTGACAGCCACCGAGGTGGCGCAGCGCCACGAGGAGAAGCTGC